TTTTAGAAATGCCATGTGTGAGTGAAGTAATCTCCTTAGATAATTGTGTGAACTGACGTTCTCGATCCTCTTCCAACTTTATAGTCTCCTCCAGCTCTTTCAAGCCTTCTCTGAGATCCTCTGATTTATTTTGAACGTCAGCAATTCTATTTAATCTAAATGATTCTTCTATATCTTGAGTACAGGTAGGACATACCGTATTGTCTGTGAAAAACTTATGTTCTTTGGTAATACTGGATACTTTTTGAGTAATTTTACCCTTAAGATTGTTAAGTTTTAACAACCTATCACCAGTACCAGCTACCTTTTCTTGGCTAATAGTTAATGTGTTTATCTCCTTCTCCAAACCTTGATTGGTTAAATTTAATTCATCAGATTCATCTAAAAGTATAGTAAGTTTTTCTTTCTTTTCAGTTATATTTTCCTTACCTCTATTCTCAAGTTCTTCAATAAACTCCTTTTGCATATTAACTTTATCATTTAGACTTTCTTTCTTAAGAGTTAAAACTTTTACATCATCTCTTATCTTACGAATCTTATCTTTAATAACAGAATTCATGGCAGAGAATATTCTAATATCCAAAAGGTCTTCAATGACTTCTCTACGATGAGTATTATTTAATTGCATAAAAGGAACAAAGGCACTTGATCCTAGTACAACTATCTGTGTAAATGATTTGTAATTTAATTTAAGTATATTATTTTCAAGATTCTTTTGTTGATCATTAGCTGCTGAATCTTGATTCAACATCTTACCATCCACCCATATTTCAAATACAGATGGTTTAATACCACGAACTACTTTATATTCTCTTGTCCCAATACCAAATTCAACTTCAACTCTACAATCCTTTTCATTAGTAGAATTAACTAGTTGACCTTTAGTAATCTTACGAAATGGTTTATTAAAAAGTACAAAGGTAAGTGCATCCAATATGGTACTCTTACCAGCACCATTAGTACCGATTATAAGCGTACTACTATATTTTGTAAAATCTATATGAGTCCATTGATTACCAGTACTCAATAAGTTTTTCCATCTTATATTTTCAAATTTTATCATAGTCTTTGGGAATCAACAAATCATCAGATGAAATAACCACATAGGGATAATCATACGCCTCACAGGCGTTTATGGCAACCTCATCAGGAACTTCAGTAACATCAAGAGCTGGATATTCTTCGTCACTCATTGACATCATCATTGCATAACGAACAGCATCATCTTCTTCTTCAAACAAAAATAATACCTTCTGTCCATCTTCATCTTCAACAGCATATGCACCTTCTTCTTTAGATTTACCTCTTACAGAAAGAATGAACATTATCCTACCTCGCAGGCTTCCATATAAACCTCCTTAAGTAAATTCTTAACAATAGATTTATCAAGAGAAACCTCAGCTTCATCAATATATCTATTTAATATACTAATGGTGTCTTCACTTTCCTCACTCTCAAATTCTTCAACATCATAATATCCAACAAAATCAAAATTCTCTACTATCTTTACATCATATACATTAGAACTATAAAATTTATCAACAAACTTTTCAAAGTCAGATGTGTTTGATTTCTTTCTTACAATAATTTTAATAATTTTATCTTTATACTTACTTGTATCAATAAGTTGATGTGGACTATCTTCATAATACACATTATGAAACATCTTATAAGGATTTCTTATTTCAGTTAACTCTAAAGTATCTGTATCATATAAATTAAATCCTCTCTCATCATCTACATCAGTCCAATATATCTCATAAGGATTACCTAGATAATGAATATTATCTTGATGTGATCTTGTATGATAATGTCCACTGAATACCTGATCAAATTTTTTGTAGATATCTCTATCTGCACCATGTTCCATTACAACATACTTATTAGCATTAAAACCAGTAAGTTCTAAATGACCCATCGCAACATTACATTTTGTATTGTTTATAATACTATGTGTCTCTTCTTCATTCTCTGGATTAATCCAAGGTATTAATAATGTGTTTAACTTATCTAATTTTATTTCTGTAGCTTTATCATAACAAATAATATTTTCATACTCACTTAATAATAAACCTATAGTATTAATCTCATTAGTATTTTTATAATATGCAGTATGATTACCAACAATAGTATGAACAGTAATGCCCATATCTCTAAGTCTATCAAAGTAATGTTCTTTAGCCCAATCTAAAGCCCAGAAATCAATACCTCTTCTATTATCAAAAGTATCACCCATATCAACAACAGTTGTGATACCTTCTTTCTCTAAAGTGGGAAAGAAAATATCATCATAAAACTGTTTAAAATACTCATGAAAAAGTTTAGACCCCTTCCTTGCGCCGAAGTGTTGGTCTGTTATTATAGCTATTTTCATCCATTATTATAGCGATAGTTGATATTATCTTTAATTGTGTTATAATCACTTTCCGATCCAGCCATCATACCATCGTCACTAAACACTTCACTATAACCTGACTTTTCAATTATCTTTGTTTTAATCTCAAGTTGTTTCTTTTCTTTTTGTATCCTACGGAGAAATGCGTAATGAATAATTTGCGTAAAGTAAGCAAAAGGATTCGAGGATTTCTCAGGATCAAAATTATGTATATATTGAACGCAATTTTCGATTCCATCGCACACCATATCGTCTTTGAACATGTAGTTGACAAAGTTGGGTTTATAAGAAAGATGAGTAGCTATCTTTAAAAAACAAGAGCCCAAGTAATTTGTAATACGTGGTTTTGTCTTCCCAAGTTCTGCAGCCTCTGCAACATTTTTCTTATATTCAACTATGGCAGCAAGGAATTCTTTATTATTTACATAATGTTCGGATCGCTTTCTTTTAGCCATTACAGAATACATTGAATTTTCTTCATAACCACATTAATATTATACCACTTATTCAACCGCTTGACAAGCGAAAGGAAAACAGGTACAATAACTCTGCCAGGGTTGAAAGGGATACTATTAAGAATCTTTAAATAATTTCTCTAGAGATTCTCTAGTGTCATTAACTTTAGAAACAAATCCTAAAGAGGAAGATATACCTACTTTGGAATCTTTTTCTGCGGTTTCTTTATTTAGCGATTTTACCCACCGTCTATAGGTTGTTATCTTTTCCTGATCACTAGATCTAGAGTAATATATTATATGTTTCAAATCAATCATAAAAATATGTTCATCAGATAATTTTAACCAAGGTTCTATACGATATAAAGCAAATGGCCCTTGTTTTGCTGGAAGTTGTTTAACAATAGCAGGATCCATAAGAACTAAATGTTTTTCAGCTCCATCTATAAACTCTTCCACCTGAGCGAATATTTCCTCACCTGTTAATAATTTTATTGTTGCATACTTGGTCTTCATTTTTGTTTCATGTTAATTGGAACTATTTCATAATTAAAATTTTCTTCGTTGTATATTTTAACTCGTTCTATAAGATGATTTAATGTGTAATTTTTTTGAGATTTGTATGTTGTGTCATCTGCAATATCATAAAGAGTTGCACTAGTTTTGCGATCACCCTTCCTAAGAACTCTTCCTATAGATTGAAGATTTCTTACTCTTGATTTTGAAGGGGAAGCAAAGATGACATTGTGTAGATTTTTAATGTTAATTCCAGTTGAGAAGGTTCCGTAAGAGGCAACGATAATAGCGTTATCTTGTTGTTCAGTGATTTCACGTATTTCTTCCCTTTCATTAGCTTCTACTCCACCATGAACAAAGAAAACCTTACGTTCCTTAACATTATTTATCATATTGAAAAGTATTTCACCGTGGGTTTCCACTCTACTATAAAGTAATAAAGTATTTCCTTTCAGATCTAAAGTAAGATTTTTAATAAAATTATTACGTTTTTGATTTTGAATTATAAATTGAACCTCATCTTCATACGTTTCAAACTTCTGAGGATCATGTCTAATTAGTAATATCTTAATATCTAATTTGGCAAGATGACCTTTCTCAATCAATTCATCAGTACGAATTATTTTATATGCAGGGCCAAATAGTCCTTCAAGTACCCACTTATGAGTTTGAGTTCCATCTAAAGTTCCCGTAAACCCAAATCTATATTTTGCATCTCTCAACTTAGTCATAATCTTGACAAGTGATTTAGACTTAAATAGATGAGCCTCATCACCAATTACACATCCATATCTTTTAAAGAAAGGTGCCTCCAATTTATAAATGGATTGCCATGTTGTGATTGTTACTGATTTGGTACTTTCTTTTTCTTTACCAGCATAAATTCTATGACAATACTTTTCGACATCCCAACCATACTCTATAAAATCCTTATACATCTGTTCTACAAGAGAAGTAGTAGGAACAACTAATAATACATCTTTACCTTTTTCTACCATATATCTGGTAATCGTATATATCATTAACGATTTACCAGATGCTGTTGGTGATACTAATAATTTTCTATTATATTTTAATGCATCAAATACTCCTTCTATCTGATATGGTCTTGGCTCATATCTAGATATTTTATTCATATAATCTTTAACACCTTCTAATGATACAAAACCATTCTCTTCAAAAGGTGTTCCGTAAAATTTACTGTCTAGAAATTCATATTCATAATCAGATCTCTTACAAAATGATACTATCTTATCTAACAAACCAACATATATTTCTCCAGTGGATTGATTAAATAAACGTATTTTTCCATCCCAATATTTACTTCTATACTGAGGCATGAATTTAGCGCCAGGAACCTCAAAGGTAAACGCATCTGATAACTCACAGAATACATGTGGTTCCTTAGAATCAATCTTCAAGAAGACTTCATTCTTCTTTGATATAGTCAAACGAGACATTCATATTATATCAATCCTAAGTATTTATCCTAGTTCATATAGCTTTAATTCCCAGATTTTTATCACCAATTCTATTAAACCCTTGGTGCATCACATAAGTTAAAAATGATCCTAAGATATATTTTCCATATCCATTGGTAGATTGGCTTCCTCTATGTAAGTAACTCCATGTGCATGGAAATAAAAGAACACTTCCTCTTTTTGGTTTTATATTAATATCAAATTTAGGAAATTCAGTTTCTCCATCATCAAAATTATCATTTAAATAACAGACTATAGCTAAAAATCTTTTTGTAGATTCAATATTTCCAACATCAGCATGATAATCATGTTGTTGTTGAGTATCACATAGATATCTTTTAATTCTCAAATGTTCATATCCATATTTCTGAGGCCATTGAGTATGATGTATATCTGCATCTTTTTTATATTGTTTAATTGTACTCTCTAATCCATTTAGAATTATTCTAAATGGTTCTTGAAATTCATGATGTCTCATTATATCTAATCTTTGGCAATCACATGCACCACAAGTCTTAGTACCATCTTCTGTATAACAAAGACTCATTTTCTTTATTTGTTCTTCTTGTTCCCTCCACAATTTTTCATAAGTTTCTATTAAACTTTTACACAAAGTTGGTGAGAATACATTATCATATACTCTTATGTAATTAGATTCCATCAATCATAACCTCTGATAAACTTTTGCCACTCAATTGCATTTTTAATTTGAAAAGTTCTATTCTGAATAGTCTTTATAATACTTTCCAGATAATCTATCATGGTATTATAATACTCTACCTTTAATTCGGCATCTGATAATCTTTGATCAGAATCTAGGTATCTTTGTATTGCATCCTTTTCTCTTACTTTATATGGAAATGGTTCTTTCTCATATACCTCTGGTTCGGCTTTACCAGAATAATATAAGTATCTCTCCTGCAAAACTTTTTGATATATCTTTTTACATTTTGTTCTAAGAAGTCTCAAATCATTATAAAGTTGATAATATTTAGCATGTAATGTAGGCACCACTAAAGAAGAGGTGTGCAATTCATCAGGATCAATCTGGGAATCTTTTTCCCACATACCCTGAATTGTCTCAAGGTTCATATTTCTTTGAAGTTTTTATCTAGTAATTGGAAAATTTTGTATTTGAATAATACTTGAGCTGTAAAGTAATT